AGATTATCAGTACACACTTCGAGATAGGTTTTCGGAAAAAAAATCTGAAAAAATATGGTACGACTATGTTGATTTAATGCATAAAAATCATAAGTTTGAACGTATAGCAAGGTGTTGGAATGGTGGCCCTCGAGGTCATAAAAAACAATCAACAATTCGTTATTGGAATAGAGTAGAAAATAAATTAAATCAATATGCAAAATAAAGTAGAACTACTTGGCTACTATGGCTCCGACCAAATCATCGCGCAAAGTGCTTGGACTTCAACAAGTAGGGAACTAAACGAAGATAAGTTGAAACGAATACCCGCGCTGATTGATATGCTTTGGAACAACGGACACGAAACTCCGTTTGAGAAGGCGCAGGTTCACTTCCTTGTTACTACTGACATCGCAACACACATCCATTTGCTCAAGCACAGGATATCATCGCTTAACGCGGAGAGTGCAAGATACAAGGAACTTAAGGAGGACAACTTTTATGTCCCAATTGATTGGGATTTAGACAGCCAAGAGAAACTCATATCGTTCTCCGAGTTGTCCAATAAGTTATATCACGAACACGTTGAGAAACTTACGCCAACGCTTGGGCGTAAACGAGCAAAAGAATCTGCACGATTCTTTAAGGCATACAACTCGCAAATCACTGCGGATGTTATGTTCAATATGCGCTCGTTTGCAAACTTCTTAAAATTGCGCGCATCGGAACACGCACAATTAGAGGTTCGAGAGTTGGCTATTGATATGCTAAAGTTAGTTCAGCAAATACCAGGAAATCCTTTTCAAGAAACCATAAAACACATATACCAATGGGATACGCAATTCTAATAAGCCCACAAGAGGGAATAGGTTCAGTTTCATACCTCAAGGAGGTTGATGATAAATCGCCTATGCAAGACCTTCCACACTCTTTCAAGAGCAATAGTTCAGTTCACAACATTGCCCCCGGTATAGACGTGTTTTATTGCGATGAGGCATCCGAGTATACGGACGACATTGTGGTGCTGTCCGATGCGGATGGCGAGGTCTTGGGCACTTACTTTGGCTCAATATTTTTATTGGCCGGGAGTAAGAGCGGATGGACTGGCTTCAAGATGAAGCGTGGCCAACAAATCCTAATGTCGCTGAACGTGAACGGCAAACCCGCAGTTCCGAAACTCGTTTCAGAGCATTGGGCACGTAAACATTGACTTTGTTTATAATTGTTTAAAACTAAAACAAAAGCAAGTGGTTGCCTTTGGTATATTACTTCAGTATCTACTTCAGTAGTAGTTACCGAAGTTACTGAAGGTAACTACTTACTTAACTGAAGGTACCTTAAGTATGAAAAAATACGAGATAGAAGACGAGGAGAATGATGAAACGCGCATTGAGATGCGCTTCAGAAGTGAGCAACTTAACTCCATAGTCGAAGAACTGACTCAAGTTTATCCTGGATTTAAGCAATGGGTAGAGATTCCAAACAATCGGTACTTCTTCCGAGAGATTGTAAATGTAGCCATCAACCGCTACGCTGAACAATTGTGGAATACTCAAAAATAAATTTGCACACGTCAAATATTTTTTGTATGTTTGCCGCCTCATTTGAGGAAAGTTCTTTGAATTACTGAATAAAATTAAATCAACGGCGAAGGATAGCCGCCACACACGCTATCCAAAAAATCAATCTACTATGTCTAAATTTCAAGACCGAGTAATCGCTGTTCAGCAATCGCTGAAAGCGCCTAAATCGCAGTATAACTCCTTCGGTAAATATTCGTACCGAAACCAAGAAGACATCTTGGAGGCAGTTAAACCACTCCTCGCCGCAAACGGCTTGGTGTTAACAATCAGTGACCACGTTACTGAATTTGTAGGCGTAGCGGTTATCACCGCCACCGCCTGTCTAACTGATGGAACTGACTCCGTAATTGTGAGCGCACAAGCCGGGGTCGACCTCAATCGAAAAGGTATGGACATTGCGCAGTCATTCGGCGCGTCCTCATCCTACGCCCGTAAGTATGCACTCAACGGCCTGTTCCTCATCGATGACACCAAGGACGCTGATGCTACCAATACTCACGGCAAAAACGCTCCCGCTGTGACAGCGGCGGCAACAAAGGCATCTGCCGACGATGACACGTTCGCCAAAGCCATTGACTACATCAAGAACAGCAAGAGCGCATCACAAGCGGTCGAGATGGTATTGAGCAAGTATGGCTCGACGTTCAGCGAGAAGCAGATTACTGCAATCAAAAAGTTCGCCTAATGGACTTTGCGACAAAGTTGCTTGAAGCGACCGGGAAGGGCTACGTGTCCTACTCGGCGCTCAAGTATGCCGCCGACGGCTCAAAGAATCAGGATATGAAGTTGTTTGAGATGTATATGCTCGGACTACTCAAGAAAGAATCCGACGCATTTACGTTCGGCAGTTTGTATGATTGTATGCTATTAGAGCCAGATAAACTACAAACTCGATTCATAGTTCTTGATGATAGTGATATTATTCTTGAGTTAGGAAGCACGTACAAAAATCCAAGGTCATCTAACCCATACAAAGAATGGAAGAAAGAGCAAGAGGAAAAAATCCGACAGCACAATCTTACTATTGTTTCAAAAGACGATTGGGTTACTGCAGAGCGTATGATTGAGCGACTTGATAAAAGCGAGGTAATAAATCAAGAAACAGGCGAATTAACGCCTGTTAAGCACTACCTTACAGGGACTCCTCAATACGAGATTAATTCTTGGATTGGTGACGTTCCAGTACGCGGGTTCTTGGACTGCTACTCCGAAGAGAACGGATTTATTTCCGACTCAAAGAGTACGCGCTCCATTCACGGATTCCGATATGACGTAGGCAACTTTTGCTACGACATTCAAGCCTACATTTACACACAGGCTCTTGGAACAAACGAGTTCTATTGGGTAGTCCAAGAGAAATCATCTCCATACCTGTGTGGTGTGTACCGCGCATCCGACCGCTCTCTCGCATCGGGCGAAGAGAAGTTTTGGACGGCAATCGCAAATATTAATAAATGGCTAAACAACGGCACACGAACTGAAACGTTTGCCCTGTATGGCGAAATCTAATCAAATGGGATTACTATCCAATATCATCTCAATGTTCCGCCCAAAGCGAAAGCGCGGACTGCAGTCAGTATCTGACACATTTAAAGCCGCAGAGCGCGGATTAAATCTTGACTTACGAAACTCCTCAAATCGAGAGGTGGTAGAAACAAGGCAACTTGTTGTAAACGTCATTATGCTTGGGCGAAATATGACCCCAACCGAATTACACCGGGAGTTGACAAGCGCCGGGATAACTGGAAAGGGCTTGAGCAGACGTAGTTTGGCCTTTTATAAAAGCCGACACGAAGACGTAATCAATGGGAAGACCGAAGAGGTCGCGCGATATGCCCTTAAGTATCGTAGAGTAGCAGAAGCAATCAATCAATCTTTTAATTAAAACAAAATGGAAAAGAAAGTTTATGTAGGCCGTGTAGAAGTAAAAGAAGGCAAATACGGCGAATTAGTATCAGTAGCGCTAGGGCCACAGGATTTTGAAAAACTTGAAGCGGCAAAGAACGAGCGCGGATGGGTTAATTTGAATTGGAAGCAGTCAAAAGAAGGCGGATACTATATGGAAGTATATCAAGGAGGCGGCGCAGGTAATGGCGCAAAGGCCTCAAGCACTAAAGCCGCGTTCACGCAACCACAAGGCACTGACTTACCATTCTAATGGACTTCAGTCAGTTCATTTGCGCTTTTGCTATGAACGAAACAATCCGAAAGGGAGGCACTTCTTGGGAGTGCTTCCCGGACGGGTTTGCGGTGATAAAAGGAGATGCGAGTATTGACTATTCGTTTGCTTGCTTGGATGTTAAGGCGGAAGTTGAGGTCGCAAGGCTAAACCTAAATGCAAAGTGTTCTTTGCTGTTTTTTCCAAGTAAGAAAGGCGACAATGTCATCATACTTATGAACGACTACCTCAAGACAATCATTGAGGCTAACGACTTCGGAACTCCAATCCTTCACCTAACAAAGTTAGATAAATCAAAAATCTTATTTGCAGATAAATATGAAACAGGGACGTATGATTTACGATATGAAGGTAAAAGTTCAATACAAAAAGAACAAATCGTGGTTCACCACAATTACTGAAATAGTAAGTTTTAGAGATAGCGCTCACGAGTTGTCATTAGAAAAATCAACAAGCGCAACTCTTAAATCGCAAATATTTGCTCGAAGCAGCGCTGCATTTGGGAAAAGCGATAACTTTAGAATCGTAGAAGTTATTGAGAAGAAAGCAATCTCACGCTCTTTTTTCTACCTTGAATAATAATGAAACAGGTAGGAATTCCCGAGTACCTAAAAAACTATGCGCACGACCTAACTCAAAAGAGAGTTGAGGTAAACAAAGAGAGGTACCAAGGAACACCAAAACAGCGCAGAGGAACACTTGACTCCGCCCTATTCGGCGGAGAAGTAGACCGAGAATATTACACCGATTATATCGGGATTCTCGCAGAACTACTAACAAGGCACTACTACGAAATAACTCCGCAGTACTCATCATATTCGGTGTCTACATTTATTAAAAAGCATTCAACTGCTGTGGCAGACCCGGACTTGATTGTGACCAAGCAAGGAGAAGAACTGAAGATATCAATAAAGGCCTGTGAGAAATCGCTTAAGGCAAACAAGCATACGATGGATAAAGAAACGTCCGACGTAGTGGTCTTCATATTGTTTCAATCACAAACGGAATACATCGTAGCACACTTCACTCCAAGTGAGGTTAGAGAGTGGCCAATAAAGTTTGGCTACACAGCATACTACAACTTAACACTAAAGCAATTAAAGGATGGACATCACCCAAACACAGGAGGACATAAATCGGATAATGAAAGCGACTCGAGACCTCCTGATTCAAAAGAACAAGCAGTACGGGGATAGCGCACTAAATCCGCTAAATGTTTTTGGAACCGATGACGCAGTCATTAATCTTGGCGCCAGGATGGACGACAAGTTGATGCGACTTCGCGGACAGGGAATTGGGGTGCAAAGCGTTGACACGCTTTTCGACCTACAAGGATACATAACCTTATTGCTTATCGCTATTGAGCGACGTGATGGAGTTATTTCTACTGATATGACAATTAACGATGAGTCCAATACTCGTAAAATAATTCAAGATGCCAAATAAAATCAGATGCCGGAAGTGTGCAAAGTGCATTGCACTAAAAGAGAAAACTGACTCCCTACTAAGGGAGGCCGCCTCTCTTTTTGCAAACGAGGGAAAAGACAGCACTCAAGAAGAATTAAACGAGGCGTATAGAAAAGAGCGCGAGTTGATGTTGAGAATTGCAGAACTTGACCCGGAACTTGGATTAACATTATTACAATACAGCAATGAAACTAACACTGAAGGACTTACAGAGATTTCTTAGGGATGATAATTTTTATCATTTTGTAGCGCGAAAACACGGGTGTTTCATAAAGGATGAAGACGACTTATCAGAGGTTAGATTCAAAGCAATCTCCGGTGTATTGAATCGGTACAATGACGAATATGAATATGAGGACGAAAAGCACCTGTATTCATCTGTTGAGATGACCGTATGGAACGCAATACGAACAATGCTCAAAAACAAGGCGCTTCAAAAAAATAATTTGCCAATTGATTCTGAGTGCACTTTGGTTAGAGGAGAAGGAGATGAGCAGTGGTCTTTATATGAGATAAATGCCATTTCTGAAAATAAAGAATATGACAATACTCTTCAGTGGCTTATGAGTTCTGCGGAAAGAAAATTGGACAACATACAAATGTTTGTCCTAAATAAAACCGTAGAGGGATTTACGATTTATGAGATTGCTGAAGAGTTAGAGTGCTCTGCGGAAAATGTTCGTCAGAGATTGAGAGTTATTATTAGACAATTAAAAAAGATTTCAGATGCTGAAAAAAGAGAGATTCAATACCCTGTGCGAAGAATACGCGCGGCTATCAAGCGTGAATCCGTTAGAGCGCACAAGGCGACATCTGAACGTCGTAGCGCGGCAAGTAATTTCCTTAATTCTTAAGAAGAAACTTGGACTTTCGGAATACGCAATTGCAATACTCGTAGAGGTTGACCGAAGTAACGTATATCACTGCGTTACAACTGCAAAAGAACAAATAGACATCGGGCGGCTCGAGTATATCGAGTCGCTTGAGTACTGGCAGGAGGCCCTTAATGTGATTTCGCTTGATGGAACAACCAACTTTGTGTTTGCCCTTAATAAATTCATTGACACATACGCTGAGGCAAATAGAATTTCAAACGATGAATTAATAGAGGCACTTAAGCACGAACTACAGAATCGTAACAATGATTGACCCAATTGTAACTATGTTCAAATCCGTGTTCGACACGGAGAACCCTCACCACGTTCCGTTGAGCGTGGCGCTTGAGCGCATCCAAACGGGCAAGAATAAGCAGATAATTGATGCTGTTCGCGAAGGTGACAAGCGTAAAAAGAACGACCTTCCTGTTGTTTTGTTTAGCGGCAAGTTCAACCGCCGTGCCGACGTTGATTTGGTTGAGCACAACGGAATTATCGTTTGTGACTTTGACCACGTTGATGTAGCCAAAACAAAGGAATCCTTGGCTAAAGATGAGTACGTAATTGCCTGTTGGACTTCCCCGTCGGGAGATGGTGTTAAGGCGTTAGTGCAAATCGAAGACACAAATAAGCATAAGGAGCATTTCTCTGCGATGGTTGAGTACTTTCGCGAGTCGTATGGTCTTGAATTAGACCCATCGGGACGAAACATTTCTCGCGCCTGCTATGAATCTTACGACCCGGACTTAATCGCAGAGGAGCGAGTCACAAAGTTCTCCAATGTCCACAAGGAAGAACGCGTGGAGTTGCCCGAGCCATCAGTCCCCCGCGATGGCGTAAAGGTCGACTACACCAAGTTGCAAGTGGCTGCGAATATGATTCGCAACGCTAAAGACGGCGAGAAGCATAACACGCTGATACGGGCTGCGCGCCTTATGGGCGGCTACATTGGAAGCGGTATGCTTAATGAGGAGCAGGTCATCCAAGTTTTGGTTGACGAAATTTCTCGACGTGATGTCGACGACCTCGAACTCGCCAAAAAGACGATTATGGACGGAATCAACCAAGGCAAATTGTTACCAATTTCCGAGATTGATTCTGACTACTATGACGAAAGACGAAAGATGGAGTTGGCTGACGACGATAACTTGTCGTACTTGAGCGACGAAGATGATGACCTTTCCGAGATTATGAAGATTAAGCGAGGAGAGGTTGAGTTAGGACTCAAGACCGGTCACGACGACATTGACAAGTACTTCCGTTATAAGCGAGGTTCATTCGTAATCGTCAACGGGCACTCGTCGGTAGGTAAGACGACGTTGGTATTGCACCTTATGATTAATGCCGCAATTCGCCACGGATGGAAGTGGTTCGTGTATTCTTCCGAGAGCAAGACGTCAACCATCAAGACGCGTATGATTGAGTACGCATCGCAGATGCTACTCCAAGATATGAACGAGCATCAAATCCTGTACTACTACAAATGGATTAACGAGCATTTCAGTTTCCTTTCAAATAAGAGAAACTACTCGTACATCGACGTACTGCTATACGCAGAAAAGGAGATGAAGCGCAGGAAGTATGATGCCCTGTTTATTGACCCATACAACTCTCTTGTTATGGACAAGAACGGCTCTGCGGGATTCAATGCACACCACTACAACTACGAAGCGGCATCAGCGATGCTAACGTTTTGTCAAACCACCGGCGTTAGCCTGTGGCTAAATACTCACGCCAATACCGCGGCACAACGCAAGAAGGGTGATGACCATCACTCAGTTGCTCCGTACGCAGAGGACAGCGAGGGTGGTTCGCTCTTCCTTAACCGATGTGACATCTTCTTGACGTTCCACCGGAAGATTCAACACGAGAATGAATCTATTCGCAGAACAATGGAGATGCACGTACGAAAGGTCCGCGAACAGGAGAGCGGCGGTCGACCAACGGCCTCCGACAACCCTGTGCGATTTGAGATGAATAGTGACTCTACTGCATTTTACGTCAATGGAGGTAAGCGATTCTTTGATTCGGTAAACCAGACCGCGACCAACGAGCAGGTTCAGGTTTCTATGGATGTTAGTCCAAGTTCGTTTGAGGAATTAGAGGACATTTTTTAACAACGCTTGTTTAAATGTCGTTTTTTCTAAACTTATGTAGGTGAAACGGAAACCCACACCAAGCCGAAAAACAGGCGCCGTAAGGAGTAAGAAGGCTAAAGTCGACGGAATCGACTTTGCCTCTTCCCTTGAGGCATACTGCTACAGCAAGTTAAAAGAAAACGGATTAGAATTTCAGTACGAAGGAGAGTCTTTTGTAGTTCTTGATGGGTTTAGGTTTTTAGGAACATACAAGAAAGCCACAGCAGGGAAGAAAGAGATGGTTGATAATGGAGGCAAAGTAGTTAGGTCAATAACATACACTCCCGATTTTGTATCGCACAAGCATAAATTTATCATCGAAACAAAAGGGTTTGTCCCAAGCAACCACTCTTTCCCTCTGAGGTTTAAGTTGTTCTTAAAGTACTTAAGCGACCACGGGATGGGAGATTACTCAGTTTACTTACCAAAAAATAGGTCACAGGTTGACCAAACAATATCTGACATAAAATGAATAAGATTTCAACCCGCGAGGAAATGCAAACATTCCAAGCAAAGATGATGGCCGGGATGTACACCTCGTTAGATGAGTTTGTTGAACGAATCAACTCGCACCAAGGAACCGACATCGACGACTACCACAAGGCATTTAGAAACTTGGCCCGGCAGATGCGGGTGTATCAAGATGGAATCCTTGAGTCGTTTCGTGAACTACACCACGACCTGTACAATGGCGACGATGAGGCTCATAATGAGTCATAAAAAAAACAAATACGGCTCAAAGTGTAAAGTAAATGAGCCACAAAGTGTCAAGTGTTGAGCCAATTATTGCGCATCGCGATACGCGATATTGTATGACTAAACATATAAAATGCAGTAATTCGGATATTGTCCGAGTAAATGCATATAGTTTTGACAAGATGTGCAGTAAAACGCACTTTAGGAGTGCAAAGTTTAAAATTGAGCAATGATTTATACTAATAGTGCAACTTATGGCACATTATTAAACCTTTAACACCAACGAGAAATGAATGAGGTTGACATCTTTATCAATCGTATGAAGCGTATCGGTATTGAACTTGAGTTAATGGGCAATATACCTTGGATTTACTTACACAAAGTAAATGGTAATAGGGTACAACCTGAAGATTATAATGCTAATCACGGTTACACTATTGCTTGGTACCCTGTTAGAGTGGACCAAAAGATACATCTTGATAGTGATTTGAAAAGAACCTTTGAAGTAATTAGAAAATACAAAAACCTTTAACACCAAAGAGAAATGAAAAACAAAATGGCAAAATTTAAGAAAGGCGACCGAGTTCGCTACATTAGAGAAGTTGGAGATGATGGTGTCG